CTACACTGTTTTGAATAAGGTGTGTTGACGGTGAAGGGTGGAGCGTTTCCATATATAGCCTTCAATAAAATAGTGAAAAAATGCTAAAAACAAGATGGGTGGGTAATAAAGCATATGCTGGTTGCCAACTTCAACAGTTAGAGCAATGATGATGATTGCCATTAAAGGGCATAGATATAATGGTGATATGCGGGTTAATATACTGAGGTGATAAAGAGGGTTTTTTATAGATTCTTTGTTACGGTTCTGGTCATGTACTGCATATATAATAAGAGCAGTAAGGCCGTGTGTTGCTAAAGCAGAAAGTAAAGCTAGTGGAGCATAACCTATGGCAGCTAAACCAAACCAGAACAATGGAAGCCACAAGGTTATAACAATATAAATATAAAGAACTGGGTTGTTTAGACGTATAGTTTGTAGGTAAGGTTGGCGGAGCATTAATAATGTACTAACTAAAGCCGGTATTACTAAAATTAGACCTGTATAATAGCAAATATTTAACCACCAATCGGCCATTTCATTTTCACCAAAGAACCAGCAATATGCAGTCATAACTAAAATAGAATTAATCCACTTCCATGACTTAAGAAGTTTAGAAGGAGGCTGGCGAAGAAAAATCATGCAAATGCCAGACTGTTGAGCCAAGTGGTGGTGCATTTGAACGCTAATTAACAACACAAATGTTGCGCCGTATCCAAGTGTTAATGGGGTGATGATGCTGGCAGTGATAGCAAGAAAAAGGGTGATAAGAAGGGGCTTTTTGTATGAAATAAAATATTCTCGATCAACAAATGGAAATAAGCTAGCAAGCAAGTGAGGGTAATCAATTAATAAAGCAACAGATAAAAATAAGATCTGAACTTCTGGAGTTAGGCTATTATAGCGTAATAATTCGTTGCTAATGGTGAAGTCATATAGTGCAACAATCCCAGCAATAAGTGGTAATATATAGACTAGCAGTAATGGGCCACTACGGACATAGGATAAAGAAGATTTTGATGTGGCTGTGCTATTAGTCATTTAGTAATGTTTTTAACTCTTCTTCTCGAATTGCAAAGCGATTACGATATAAACGCATCCATCGCTCATATTCTTCTATGTTATGTAAGCGGTTACTCGTAAATAAATCTTCTAAGCGGAAAACAAGTGCTGCACTAATAATACGATCGTTTTTGTTGTTACGGATTTCTAACCATAATTCATTAAGAGATATTTTTAGCTGGTCAGTGTTTGCCTCGCCTAAGGCTACGGTAAGGTCTGGGGTGTTCAGTTGGTCTTGTAACTGGCTAACCATGGCTATATTGGGGAAATCATTTGTGATTTCTTCATAGTAATGAGGAAGCTGCGTAATAAGCAAGGGAACAGTTATCGCGGTGGTAGCTATGATATATAGTCTATACCATGGGCGGCGAACTTGGCCTAGGGCATATAATATAGCGCCAACAGGCCATAAAAGAAAAATTGCAACTACCCATGCTCTTTTATTAGCTTTTGAGCGATAAGGTGAGTCATAAACATAAAAACTGCTTAAAATAGGAGCTGCAATGCCAATAAGCAGGAACAGGATAATAGATGCTAAATGTACTAGGCCGTAACTCATAAATAAACCAGTGCTCCGTGCAGTGTCCTTAATTATATATATGTATGCACAGGTTTACGCTGAATACACACAAAAATCAACAGATTACAAAAAACAATAAAAAGCTACTTCCAGGTCTGAAAAAGGCAAGGTAGTTTGTAAATATACACTACAAGTGTTGTGCTTAAAGCAGGGGAAAGATGTCTGTTAATATATCCTTACTATAAGGATTAAGTGATTTAATAACATAAAGCAGGGATGGTATGGTGGTACACGCGCAAAAACAAGCGCGGGGGAGTAATGCTTCTTCGCAAAAATCAAATAATAATAGTTACCAGTCAGGTGAGAAAAAGATCTCCAAATTTGGATGGCCTATTCGACGAAATAAACGGGATAAAGCAAAATCATCTAACATAAAAAATAGCGGATTTTATGATGAGTTACGTTCTGCAACGTCTGTGCAAACATGGGTCCATCCTATAGGAAAAGCGGTTTGGATGCCTAGAGAATATGCTCCTTTTGCAGATGAAGGATACAGTAAAAACGTGATTGCTTATCGTGCTATTAGTTTAGTAGCGCAATCTGTAGCTAGTGTGTCATGGTGCTTGCATGCTGGGGTCTCTGGATATGAAAAAGAATGTATAGATCACCCATTTTTGCGCTTATTGAATCAGCCTAATCCTCGTCAGGATGGCGCATCATTTCTAGAGTCTGTGATTGCATATCGCATGATTTCTGGCAATGCCTATATGTTATCGGTAAGGCCTGATGGCAAGAACGTCACAGAGCTTTATTGTTTGCGTCCGGATTGTGTAAAGGTAATTGCAGGTGCGGGAGGGATGCCGCAAGGGTATGAATATACTGTAGGAAAACAAGTGCAGCGTTTTGCCGTGGATCCCGTGTCAGGAAAAAGTAATGTACTGCATCTGAAGAATTTTCATCCACTTAATGAATGGTACGGCATGTCTCCGATGGAGGCTGCAGCTTATAGCATTGATCAACATAATCAGGCAGGAAAGTGGAATCAAGCATTACTGCAAAATGGAGCTAAACCAAGTGGAGCACTGGTAGTGAAATCTGCAAAAGATGGCAGTGGTGGCACGTTAAGCGATGAACAATTTACTCGTATTCGTCAACAAGTTGATGAGCAATATAGTGGAGCTGCAAATGCAGGGAGGCCAATCTTACTAGAAGGAGGGTTGGACTGGAAAGAAATGAGTTTGTCGCCGCGAGATATGGATTTTCTAGATGCAAAACATAGTTCTGCGCGCGATATTGCTTTAGCGTTTGGCGTGCCGCCGCAAATGTTAGGTATTCCAGGTGATAACACCTATAGCAATTTAGCTGAAGCCCGCTTGGCATTGTGGGAACAGACTATACTGCCAATGTTAGACCAGTTATCGGGTGCAATAAGTCAATGGTTACTGCCTATGGTTGGTGGCGGAGAGAGGTTGGTTCTATCCTATGATCGTGATGCAATTAGTGCATTAGCGCCAAGAAGGGAAGCGCTATGGTCTAGATTAGAACAATCAGATTTCTTAACTGTAAATGAAAAACGACGAGCCGTTGGTTTAGTTCCTATAAATGGTGGTGATGTTCTTGTGGGGGATATGCGACAAGCAAGAGGGGGGAAATAGAATGGTTGCAGATAAAGGAAAAGAATTAGAGCGGAAATATCTTGATGTTGCATTGATTGTTGAAGATATCGAAGAAAGTGGTGATTTCTCAGGTTATGCAAGCGTATTTGATATAACGGATAGTCACAATGACGTTGTATTAAAAGGGGCATTTTCTAGGACGCTGATGGATATTAAATCAGGCAAGAGGGATGTGAAATTATTATGGCAACACCATATGGATGAACCTATAGGAGTGTTGACCGCTTTATATGAAGATGAGCGCGGTTTGTATGTGGAAGGTAAATTATTACTGGATGTACAGCGCGGCAAAGAAGCATATAGCTTGCTAAAATCTAGCGCTATTGGAGGGTTAAGCATTGGCTACACAGTAGAGGCATTCGATATTGATGCCACATCGGGTAGCCGATTGCTTCGTGACTTGGACTTATGGGAAGTAAGTTTGGTTACATTTCCGGCAAATGCACAAGCAGGTATTACCGGAATTAAGACAAAGTTGCCGCAAACGGTGCGGGAGTTTGAGCAGTTCCTGCGGGAGGCAGGATTCTCACGTAAGCAATCTAAGATAATTAGTACTTGCGGATTTGAGCTGGGTAAGCAATCGCTGCGGGAGGCAGGGGATGAAATCTATAGATCATCTAATGGAAATAATGAATCTGATGAATCTTATATTCGGTTAGAGCGTGCTTTAGAACATGCTTGCCATGCTTTGATGCAATAGAGAGGTTGCTTAATTAAGTGATGGTTATTTAACAAAATTAATATAATTAAGTTGGAGAAAAGAAATGAGTATCAATCGTTTAACAAAACAAGTTGAAGCTTTGGGTGGAGCGTGGGAGCAGTTTAAATCAGTTAATGATCGTAGGCTGCATGAGATCGAGCGTAAAGGATCTGCTGACCCTTTAACGCTAGAGCATCTTGGAAAAATAAACCATGCACTTGATGGTTATAAAGAACGACTTTCTGGCGTAGAAACGGCATTGGCTCGCCCTTCATTTGGTGGAGCTGTCGGCGGTTTTGGAAGCCCAATTCAAAATGAACATAAGGAAGCATTTTGTGCCTATTTACGCAAAGGGGTAGATGATGACTTAGTGCATTTAGAGAAGAAAGCGCTATCTGCTGGAACTGATGCTGATGGTGGTTTTTTAGTAACGCCGAAGATGTCTAATGTGATAACTAAAACAGTGTTTGAAACTTCTCCAATGCGGCAATTAGCAGCAGTGCAGACGGTTTCTACAGATTCATTGGAATTGATTGAAGACACTGTGGAAGCCGGTGCAGCATGGAGTGCATCGGAGACGGCTGCTGTGGTTGATAGCACAACCCCAACTATTGGCAAAAAAACCATTGTAGCGCATGAATTAGTTGCTCAGCCAAAAGCAACGCAAAAACTGATTGATGACGCAAGTGTGGATATTGAAGAATGGTTGGCAGAAAAGCTAACAGAAGTATTCGTAAGAAAAGAGAATACTGCATTTGTCAGTGGTGATGGTATAGGGAAGCCAAACGGTATTTTGTCATATGCTGCTGGTGTTTCATGGGGGCAAGTTGAACAAGTGGCAAGTGGGGATTCAGGTAATGTAACAGCAGATAGCATTATTGATCTCTATTATTCTTTGAAAGAAGAATATGCAACCCATGCAACGTTTTTAATGAATCGTTCTACTGCACAACAAGTACGTTTATTAAAAGAGGCAACCACAGGTCAGTATTTATGGAACCCTGGCTTAGTAGCAGGTGCTCCGGATACATTGCTAGGTGTTCCGGTAATGCAAGCCGCAGATATGCCAACTCCGGCTGCTGATAGTTTATCAATAGCTTTGGCTGATTTTGCTCGTGCATATCAAATTGTTGATCGTACAGATATACGTATTTTACGTGATCCTTATACAGAAAAGCCATTTGTTAAGTTCTATACTACTAAACGGGTTGGTGGTGATGTAGTTAATTTTGAGGCTATCAAACTATTGAAACTAGGTCTTTAATACGTCTGTTTTCTATGTGGCGCTTGCTTTGTGAAGTAGAAGAGCAAGCGCCACATAATACTGTTTGATTCAGCATAATCTCAATAGCATCAAGTAAAAATTATACTACCAGTTCTGGGGCCGAAGTTCCGGAATGAAATGTGATGCGTATAAGAATATCATAGGGAGAAAGAGGGTGGTAAAACAACATGTTCCGTTTCTGTCACAGGTGACAGCGCCAGCAGAAGAGCCATTAACACTAAGTGAAGCAAAGCTATTTTTACGAGTGGATATTACTGATGATGACAGCATCATTACGCGATTAATTACAACTGCACGAAAAGCCGCAGAAACATATATGCGTCGATCTATCATTACTCAGCAATGGGCACTAATTTATGATGATTATGCTCCATGTCAAATATTCTTACCACGAGGACCTGTTCAAACAGTGGATGTAATAAGAATGATTGCAAGTGATGATAGTCAAGCAGTGGTAGATGGTGCGTTATATTCTCAGGCCGCCGATAGCTCTATTCTTAACGTTAGAACAACCCTGATTAGTCATAGAGTTGAAATATTATATACAGCAGGGTTTGGTTTGGCAGCATCTGTACCAGATGAAATTAAGCAGGGAATGCTGCTTCATATTTCTGCAATGTATGATGATAGGGCTAATTCAGGAGTACTTAATGGAGGGTCGCAAGGACTATATGACCCGTATAAAATTTTGTCGCTATAAGTTGCAAAAGGAGAGATAAGTTGAAAAATATTATAGGAAATATGAAGCAACGTATAACCCTGCAAGAGGCTATAGAAAGTGATAATGGTAGTGGTGGTCAAGATGTAATATGGCAGGATGTTACAACGGTTTGGGCGCAAGTGGAGCCGATATTATCATTTTATGTGTCCTCACGAGGGCGAGAATTAGTGCAGAATGAAAAATTGCAGAGTCGGTCGAGTTATCGGGTAAAAATTAGGTATTTTCCAGGTGTTACTGGTGCTATGAGAATGAGTTATGATGGAAGGATATTCAATATTAGGGGTGTAGTTAATCTTGATGAAGCAGGGCGTTTTCTTGAAATATTAGCAGAAGAAGGGGTGGCAACATGAGTGCTCAGGTGATGGCAATAGTTCAAAAGGCAATATATGAGCTTCTAACAGGTGATACAGCATTGATGACAATGATTTCTGGAGTGTATAGCAATGTCCCGCAAAATACCTCTACACCATATGTTGTGTTTAGCCAAATACAGACAAGAAATTTAGGAGCAAGCGGTAATCTTAGGGTCGAGGTAAATATAGATTTAAATGTTTATTCACAACAAAAAGGAAATAAGGAGTTGTCGGACATCATGGAAAGGCAAGCCATATTACTGGATGATGCAACGATTTCTTTAGTGGGGTATTCCGTTGTAACTATTCACGAAATTTCTTCTGTTATTACTGGTCTGCGTGACGGCCTAACAAGGCAAGGGCGGCATCAATTTAGATTAATAATACAAGAAAATTAATAGCACTCATTATATTTGTAATAAGAATATCATAAAAAAATCTGAAATTTAATAGTATTTACGGTATAATAGCGCTTATATATAACAGGAATTACATATAAAAGGGCAATATGCAGCAACATAACACAGCATTAAAACAGGCGGCGATGGATTTGGGTGCAGCCCTTGCAAAATCAGGAGTTCTTTCGCGGGGGGATGTTTCTAAAGAGGTGACAGGTCAGATGTCAAATGCAGTTATTAATGCTCTATCTGAAGAAGCTAAACAGGGAGAAGGAGCAAATAACGAGGCTGCTAATGATGCAAATAAGGGCGCTGCTAATAAAGACAGTTACGAAGTAGATAGTCGTCGTCAGCGTTCTGAAAGTCGTGAAAAAAATGTGAATGCTCAAGCCGGCACTCAATCGGAACAAAAAGTACAGCAAGCACAACAGGTGCTGCGGGATGTTGGTGAGTCTTTCTCTGAAGAAGAGAAGAAGTCAAACCCTGGATATGAAGCTGTAGCAGAGGCATCAAAAGGAACTGCTGCAAAATTAGCAGAAATGCAGAATCAAAAAGAAATAACGCCAGAAGAAAGAGTGCAAGAGCAGGCTGATTCAGCGCAAAAACAGTCTATGATTGAAACAAGAAGGCATAAAGGTCGGCCTGAAGCAACGCAAGAAACAGATGTGCCTCAGCTTTTTTCACGCTTTGCAGACCAGGTGAAATCTGCTGCTGAAACAGGATTGATGGGGCAGTTAAGCCAAGCTGCTTTTAAAGGTAAAGACCAAGGGCAGGGGAAAGGTGGTCCAGGCATGTAGTGTATTGATATTATTGGATTCATTCTGGATGGCTAGATAGAGAATATGATGTTCATATAACATTAAGAAATATGCAATTGGTGTATGGAGAGCAGGCCCATGATTTATTCATGGGCCTTTTTTATTATCTGATATCTAAAATAAAATAGAAATTTTATACAGGGGAGAAGTATCTATGAGTTTTGTAGAGGTTAGGTTTCCAGAAGATATTTCATGGGGATCTGGAGGTGGGCCAGAATATTCAACAGATGTTGTAGAGAATCATGGAGGATATGAGCAGAGGAACATCAATTGGAGCCAAGCACGATCA